TTTTTTTTTTTAACTCTTTTCTCATGAGTCTATCTTTCTAAGAAATCGTTTCGTGTTGCTTCATGATACACGGGGTCATAAACGTTTTTCTTTATTAGGGTCTCCCACGTAGGAAAACCTTTTTGAAGATTTTCAATGGAAATGTCAGCTTGCCTTGCCTTTTTAACATAATCTACATTAGTATGGGATCGATTAATCGCTGTTCCCAATGTGTCCTGAGGGGTAATTCCTTCTTTTTCCAAGATACGAAAAGCAGACACATAAGCCGCTTTCAACCAACTGTAAGCATTATAGTTGGAGCCATAGGTTCCATACGAGTGGCCAATTACCGACAAAATAAAATCATAAATATCACGATCTTTACATTCTCTACCCCACACTGCTTTTATCTGATAATCACACATATTACGATAAGGTAAATAGTAAGGCTGATCCCCTTCCGGAGTATACGACTTATTCCTCACATTATAGTGCTTTAAAAACACTATTCCTTCAGAAGTACGATAACCATTTCGAGTACTTACGGTATATGGCACATCGGGTCTAATATCCCTCATTTCTGCTCCTAAATAGACCTTACACCACAAACTAAATTGTATCATATTAAAATATTGTTGTGAATCCCCCCTATCGGTTGTAAGAATATGATCATCTCCATACACAACTATATTAATTACCCTCGTTATTAGTTCTGCTTCCATCGTCTCTCGCATTTCTTGCGGTGCTTTCATTATCTGCATTATTCCAAACATAAAGAACCATAAACCTACTATCCACGAGTCTCCATGAGATGTCATCCATGCTCCAGACGGCATTTTTCCTATTACGACTGCCCATAGCTTCTGGAAAAAGCGTACCACTCTTGCTGCTACTGTTCTTGCTATAAAATCAATTGCTCTCATCATTTCGGCATAAGCTGGATGATCTTTACGAAAAAAAACCCCTGCCATCTGATAAAATAGTTGGATGAAAATATAGTGGATAGACTGATCCAAACTTGAGAAGTCTCCATCTCCAAATGCTTTTTTCCATTCTTGACCTATTTTTATTCCCAATCGTTTTGACATATGATCAGCTCCTCCTCTAGCCCACTTCATTCCAACTGAAATTAACAAACCTCTTTCCAAGAGCATTCTTGTCATATTCGTTATTCGTTCTAATGCAATAAAGAACTCACTAGGAATCTCGTAAGTCCTAACTTTGGCCAACCATTTTTCCCATATTTCTCTGGCTTTCTGTTTTTGTCCTACATCAGTGTAGTGCTCATTCTTCATATTCTGTGTAAAGATAACTTGGAGTGGTTCATATCCTGCTAGGAAATCTGCTACACTATACATTACTGCATGATGAGAGTGTACTTTCTTTTGAGATGCTTTTCGAATTATTGAAAACTCTTCTCCTTCTCCCATTATTTCAAACACTTTTACTTGTTCCAAATATGAACCCGCTGAGGCACCCAAATACATTCCATCACACCGCTTAATTGATACTTCCGGATCCTCTGAGGATATTTTTCCTAATACTCCCATAGCGTTGTACATCATAGTGAGAGATTCTGGAACGACTTCTAACGCCTTTTTCAAAGGTTCTGTCAGAATGTCTGCCGGCCTTGCATGTTTGGCCATTGCTTCTATACTTTTCGTCCCATCCAAATTGTCCATACTAGAAATAATATGTGGGCGACCTTCTGTCATCCCCAACGCTATATTATACCCTGATATTTTTCTCATTGCTAACTCTTTCAAAGTAGGAACATGCTCTTTCTCTCTCTCTTCTATCAATTTCATCCTTTTAGCATGCCAAGGACAGAAATTAAGGTATGGTCTCCAAACTCGATTCCTATACCATGACTTAGGTTCCCTAATTCCTCTCTCCTTAAAATAGAGCATATCTGCTCCCTCCAACGATTCTTCAATTCTTGATTCTATTGGCCTCATAGGTGAGTTTGAGTAAGGC